ATTAAGCGCTGCAAAGCGATCTGATCGTCTTCGCCGTAGCGGATCACGGGAACCGTCGAAATACCATGTCCCATCGCCGCCCGCCAGCGGGGCTCGCCGCCGAGGATCTCAAAAAAGCCGCCGTCCAGCTCCCGCGCGAGAATTGGCTTAAAAAAGCCCAATTTCTCGATAGAGCCTTTCAGTTTTTCGAAGTTTTGCGCCCCAACAGAGTTGGTGTTCCAGGGATTCGGACGCAGGTTGGCGACTTCCACCTGCATAATGGTAATTTTCACATCCATATTTCTGATACAATCCATTGCATAAGTAATTACTTACTATAATAGCCAATTAACATACAAAAGGCACGAAGGAAAGAGCTTTATGACAGTTCGGATTGTATCGAATGCGGTCAATGCGCTTATTTCTGGCGCTGATGACAATGTAAAACGACTTGTTCAGGAGATGTTGAGCTACGAAGTTGAGGCCGGTGACTGGAAAGGCACCAGTACGATGTTCAACTGGAGCAAAAATGCGTTCCCCGCAGGATTCGCAAAGCCAGTGGCTGCAAACCTGAACAAAGCTGGCATTAAATGCGTGCATGTACGCAAGGAAAAAGCGCCGGCACTTGGCAAACCCAATCCGGTAGTTAACCCATTTCCGTACAACCCGGACTACGCATATCAGGATCAGACAGTGGAAACGCTGGTGCGTGAAGGGATGATGATTGCGCAGATTGCCACAGGCGGCGGGAAATCCAACGTTGCGTGCAAGGCAGCTGCCCGAATTGGTCGGATGACGCTGTTTTTAACCACACGTTCCGTTCTGATGTTCCAGATGGCGGAGAATTTCCAGAAATCCATCGACTACCGTGCTGAAAATGGAGAGCCGTGGCTGAAAGGTCAGAAGGTGGGCGTTATCGGTTCGGGTGAGTTTCAGGTTTCGCGCCATATCAACGTGGCAACCGTGCAGACACTGGCCAGTTTTCTCGAAGAGCCGCCACGGGACGCAGCGCCTGAGAAAAAGAACCACCATCTCAAGCGTCGGGAGCTGGTAAAACGCTTCCTTTCCAGTGTCTCGCTACTCATTCTGGAAGAGGCGCATGAATCTTCCGGCTCGAACTTCTACGATATCGCCCGTCTCTGCGTAAACGCCGACTATCGTCTTGCGCTGACAGCCACGCCTTTCATGAAAGACTCGACCGAAGCCAACATGCGCCTGATGGCCGTTGCGGGCAGAATTGAGATCAAAGTCACGGAGAAATACCTCATAGATCGAGGCATCCTTGCGAAACCTTACTTCCTGTATCATAAAATCGCTTACACTCCGGACAATGTCCGTATCCGGTCGGAGCTTGCATCCAAACATCTGAACTTCCGGGTCGGCATGGGTACGTCGTACCAGAAAGCCTATCAGCTGGGCATCGTTTACAATTTGGCACGCAATGAAGCAATAGTACGTGAGGCTCTCATGTATAAACGTCACGGGCTGAATTGCATGACGCTGGTGCGTCTGAAACGGCATGGGCAGATCCTGATGGAGATGATGAAAGAGAGCGGTCTGCAAGTCGATTTCATCTATGGTGAGTCCAACCAGGCTACCAGACAGACTAAGTTAAACAGTCTGGCCACGGGCAAGATAGATGTCCTCATCGGCTCAACCATACTGGACGTCGGCGTAGACGTTCCGAGCGTGGGTGCTGTCATTTTGGCTGGAGGCGGCAAGGCCGAAGTCGAAATGCGTCAGCGGGTTGGGCGTGGTCTTCGAGCCAAGAAAAATCAGGCAAATGTGTGTTTCATTACCGACTTCATTGATATAAGTAATAAATATCTTATGTCACACTCCTATGAGCGGAAGAACATAATAGACACAACGCCCGGATTCGCTGAGGGGGTGTTGCCGGTAGGTGGCAATTTTGATTTTACTGTTTTGAATAGAGATTAAGCATGGGTGACAAACGCGCTATACACTGTCAGGTTCAACTGACCGAGAAGGCGAACGACAAACTGGAGTCTTTTCAGGGACGTCTGCGAGATCGCAACATAAGGCTGTCAAAGGCCGACATCATTAATCTGGTGTTGAGCAACATGACGATGGCCGATTTCGACAAGAGCGCAACGGCGCTTGAAGCGTCAGCAAAAGCGCGCGAAAAAGTCATGAAGATTTATGAAAACTCGGGCATGACCAAAGAGGATTTGGAAGAGATCCTGAAACGCTTACCGTGAACCACAGCGTGCTCTGATTAGAATCATGAGCACGCTGTGCGGTTGCTAGCTGTGCAATGAGAGAGGTCACTCTCTCATTGCAGCTTCAGCGGGCAGGTACGACAAAGTCGTCTATTTTGTTTTCTCTTTTTCTTAGCTCTGCAATTTCCAGCTTCGTAATACAGGTTTCATCCCTGTTTCCTGAATAACATTCATAAACAGCCTCGGGCAGTTGGTTATAGGATAGCCCCCTGACCGGCTCCAGTTCGCCCTTCCCGTTTTTCCTGAACTTGTAATACTGCGTCTTTCTGTATTCGCCACCGACGCTCACAAACGCGTAATCGTCGGTCTCCCGAGCGTAGACATCCTTCACCTCGGCGTCATCGCCCATCTCACGCGACATATACGTCAGCTCGCTGGCGGCCGCAACAACTGCCTTCCCTAACGCGGTTTGTTCAAGCTCAGAAACCTTTTTATGGATGCTGTTCCTCATGGACTTTCGCTGCAAATATCGCGACACGCCATCGGGTCCACAGGCGATGTTCTGCTCTTTAAAGCCGAGCTTTTCATCCAAGCTTGAGTTGGGAACATCCATATATACGATGGGAACGATATGGTCGATATCTAATATCAAACCATTAAAGCGCGTTGCTCCCGTATATGCCCCTAACACATTTTTGCCGTTTACCTCACCGCACACCATATAACTGGCGCTGCCCTCGCCTAATCTTAAGGCTCGGATATTGGAAAATCTGGCAGACTCCGGATTTATTAAGCTTGTGCGTATGTCTTTCTTAATGGCCTCAATGGCCTTTTCTTCATTGGGCTTACAGCCAGATAAAAGTGATGCGATAATTAGTAGCGGTAATGTATATTTTTTATTCATATCCCCTCCTGGCGCGTGCTATTATTCTTATCGCTATTTTTGTGTCAAGACCGCCAAATATGAGGCTTTTGCCTGTCCCTTCAAGTGAAAAAGACTGCCAGGTTTGTATAATAAGGCACCAGTAATTAATAAGCAGAAGGCTATGGTTACAGACATCACATATGGAATACCCGCAGAGGTCTGGCCACGCGATTACTCCTTCGTGGAGAAAGCGCTGATGTTCTGGCGCAAATCCCTTATTCCTGTAAGGGTCACTCTGGAAGATGGTCAGGTGTTCTGCATGTACGTTCAGGGGTTAATGTCGTCTCGCAATAAAGTCGACCTTTGCCCTGCCCCGTTCGACAAAGAAAATCGTATAAGGCTGCCACTTGAGCGAATCAGTACCATTGAATCAGGTGTGACAGAAGGCATAGCGCACGACTTCACCGGTCGCATCGCTGTACACCCGGACTATGTGGACAATCGGCCATCCCGCCGTGACTTCTTCAAGATTTGTCGTCAGGCTCATGAAGCGCAGAAATCTATAAGGGTCTACATGGCGGACGGCCGTGAAATTGAAGGTGTGTCGTCAGGCGTTGACGCTTGTCAGGTCACGCTCAACATTGGCGGCGGTCGGAAGATGGTCGTTATGTTCGATTGGGTCGAACGCATTATCCCGTTTTAAATCTATAAGGGTAATAACCGGCTAAGTCCGGTTATTATTTTATGTGTCACTCCCCTTTATATTTATTTCCCGCATCCCGATTAAATATATAAGGGCGAAACACCGAACAGGGAATTTATTTAGGGAACACCTTCGACCAAATGCGATTTATTTCTAAGACTTTGATTTTTATTGAAGAAAAATTTTTTTATTTTTTTGAAAAAGTACTTGCATTAAAAAACCGAATATCGATAATTACACCCATCGAAAGCAAACACGCTAACGATAAATAAATAATTAAGTTTTCAATATTACATAAGGATTAAAATCATGTCTAACGTATCTATCTCTAAAAAAGCTATCATCGACGCTGCTGTAGTTATCGCTAACGAATTACAGATTAACGCTGATAACGCTACACAGACTTATAACAATCATTATCAGAATGGCACCCACACCAAAGCAGATAAAGCTAACATGTTGGCTGCTACTACTAAGCTTGCATACTTCACCAACAACGTGCTGAACGCTGTAAACGATGAGAAATTAGCTGGTGTGTTCTACTACGCTATTAAAGCAAGCAAACAAGCGCCAGAAGTCTTTTTCCGCGAAGCAATGGCTAACAGCTATTCATTGGAAAAACTTGTCTACCTGGTGAAGTCTATCAAGTCTGGCAAATGCGTTTACAGTGTTGCAGATATGTCTGGCTCTCGCGTGTTTGCTCTTATTGAAATGATTAATGATGAGATCGACACGTTCACAAATGGTGCTGTATACGATTTGATGAACGAAGCGAAAAAACTTAACGAGCTGAAACCAGACGCTGGCTATACGCAAGCCAACCAGCTTATCAACCTGTGTGAACGTCTCGGACTGGTTGAGAAGATTAAAGGAATGGGCGCAGCGAAAAACGGATCACAGCAATATCGCTTTATCAAAAATGATTTCTACAACTACCTCGCTGAAGCATTCAAAGCATAACTAACGAAGGAGCGCCCACTATGGGCGCTTTTTTGTTTCTGCTTATCACATCAAGCGCGCCATAATGGCGCGTTTTTTATTGTCTTTTCTCCACCAGCTATCACGAAAATAAACCCATTAAAAAGCGCCACTGTGACGCGTTTTATTCCTTCCCAATACATACCCATTACCCACAATAACGAGCGCTCACAGTGCGAGGTGTTGCGTTTTAGCGCATGGCTGATCTGGTGTTGTGTGGATGTGATTGTCTGGTGATGGGTGCTGCTGGTGTCTGCTGGTGGCGATGCGCTATCTTTCGGGGCGTGTCGGCAATACTGGCATGACGTGCTGGCGCTGGCATATGATTATCACGTTGGCGCGACGTCTGCGCGCTGGCATTGGCTTACCCACTGATGCACATAATCACGTAGCGAAAGCTGTCTGTATGGCTCAGGGGTTAAAGCGCCCACCAGCTTCCGCTGATTCTTTCCGCGTGAGAGCTGATACGATTTCTGGCATCTCCCGCTCTGTTTCTACCTGAAGGCGACCCCAGCCGTTTCCCGAAAATTCCCTGGCCGTTTCCCTTCGGTTGCCCTGATGGACTTCTGGCCGTTTCTGAAAATTTTCCCTGCGGGAGCTGGTGGCAAAGAAAGAACCGTCTCCGGCCCTCCCCTCTTACACACCTGTCAGGATATGAATGCGGTTGCTGACATACATCTCTTTGACGAACTCCCCGCATGTGACTTTCCATGAGCTGATGCCAGCTTCATAGACAACGTTTTTGCACTTCAGGGCGTTATTGGCGATCCGCATTCCTTGTGCGATGGCTTCCTGGCTCGTGAAGTTGAAGGAGGATTCTGTTCCGATCCACATAGCGATTTGTGCGGCGAACTCGATGAGCTTTGACTGACAGAAACGACCGCTGCGCACCGGAAAGACAAACACGCCAAATCCCGAGGTGGCGACATACGCTTTTTCAAACACGCGCGTATGGAGACGATTGCAGGTAATGGCATTGGCAATCTGCTGTTTCTCATTCCGTGAAAGTTCGATGGTTTCATTTCCGCGCCAGGCGCCCAGCACGCTCTTTTCGATATCAGAATAGGTTACAGAGATAGTGCCATGTGCCGGTGAGCTGACGGTCGCGATAAAGTTCATTTTCAAAACTCCTTAAACAATTTGTTTTCTTGTTGGTTTAATTATCGCAATGCATATGAGGCATCCAAGCGTTCTGTAACGGCTTCTGGTGGCCTGGCGGGAACTGGAGGGTGCCGAAGGTAGCCTGGCGGTGAGAGGTGGGTGTTTTTAGCCTGCGGGAAACAGGATGGTCATTTAAGGCCACCAGCATGGGTGGCCTCGTTTTCTTAGTGGAGCAGACCGACGTCGATGGTATCGCCGGAGCCATCCACGCGGATCATCAGCATGGCGAAAGCATTTAATGGGTATCCTGCGTGCCAGTCCGGGAAGCGGTCATCGCGCATGAAGTCGGCAATGTCATAAACGCTGTCCTCAAAGCGGAAGAAGCGGGCATCACATTGTTCGTCCTGTTCAATGTGATCCATTTCCTGCTGCTCTTCCGGCGACAGGTCGAGCCAGGATTCCAGCCATACGTTTTCAGCTTTAGGGGAGATAGTGAAATCGGTCATGTGCATATCCTCCATGCGTAAACATCTTGTTTTCTAGTTGGTGTAATTATCGCAGTGTGGATAAGGCAAAAAACATTTTGTTATCGGGGATAAGAAAATGGCGCGGGGTACGCGCCATTGGAAGGGATTATTCAAACACGCTTTCGGGAATAAATTCGTCTACCATCGCGCTGGAAACGATGCGCAGACCGTATTGACCCATCCAGGTGCTGTTAGAGTTCAAATAAGAGGTAAACAGCGTGTCGACTCTGGTCATCAGCTTATCGAACATCGCCTTGTCCGCGGTGCGGAAATACGCTTCCAGCTTTAGCAGCAGCGGGTCGGTTGCGTTGCTGATGTTCTGATAACCTACGGTGTATACCGCGCTTGCACCTTCCCCTCGCGCACTAAGGTGCTGGTGTGAACCTCCGTTCCGGTAGTGTTGTCACGCAGAACGACGGTCAGTTTGGCAACTTTCTCGCCGAAGGTGGTTTCGGACGCATAATGTAAATCCAGCACAAGATTTTCGCGTAAAACAGTCATCTTTATCTCCCTGTAGCTGACTAACCTATATTATTGTCATAGGTATGTACTTACAATACAGAAGACTAAAAAAGCCCCGAAGGATGGCGGGGCTGTCGTAATGTCGACTAATCGCTTTTGCACATGTCAGGCTGTTGCCAGAAGAGATACGCGCTGTATTTCCTGCTGGGCAACTTTGTTTGCTTCCAGAAGAGCCTGTTCAAGCTTTCCTGCTGGCCAGATAATCTGTTTTGCCATCCAGCCTCTTCCGCTTGGTCTGCGAATACTCATCACGTAACGCGTGCGGGTATCTTCAGAAACCACGGTCTCTTTGAAAAGGCGAATGGCCGTACCATTGGCGATGATATCGAGCAGGGTCAGCTGGTGGGCAACTTCTGGTTTAGCCTTACGTGGCTGGCCTGCATTCAGTGAAACAATCATCGCACTTCTCATAATGCACTCCGTAAACAACTTGTTTTCTTGTTGGCGTAAATAATACCAGTAAGAAAACGGCCACAAAGCGCGTTGTTACGGTGGGTGACATGACCGGAGGTAAAAAATGGGTGCTGGTGGCCGCAGGGTTCTGTCGCTCCCGAAACCTCTTAAAAATGCTTGCTGCCCGACAGTGGTCTGACAGAATGACTATCAGCAGCTGCGTGCAAGGGGCGATGTCTGTCCCGCTATTTCCAGGCAGTCCAGACCGCGGCGCGCCACCTCATCACACCGGTCAGTGTTGCAGGCGTTCTACCGCACCTTAACGGGGTCTCACCGTTTCCCTGAAAACCTCCAGCCGTTTCCCTTCGGCAATGCTCCCGTTCCCTGGATGTCCCGGAGGCTGACCGTAGGGTGGTGGAGACGTTACGGGAGGTAAAAATCAGGACTTGAATAAATGCGTAGAAAGTAGCGACACCCCTCCTCCCCTTCACACTTATACCTCCTGTGATTTTCACACCTGTAGAGGCACATACCTTCCCTCTGGTAACGCTCTATAGGGCGAGTATTCCTTTGGGTGAAATGGGTGTTTTGTTCTCTCTTCCGGCGTATGTGGTTTTGTTCTTTTTGGTGTGGTTCTTCTCTGTGTTTTCGTCTGGGTTGTTCTCATCGTTTTGGCGAGTGTTGTTCTCCGTGTATGGGGCAATGGCAGGTGCGCCTCCCTCTTCATTTGTGCGAGAAGATGGAAGTGTGGGTAATGGCAGTAGAGCGCTTTTGGTGTTCTCCGCATATGAAGTAATGGCGTTCCCTGCTATTCAGGAATTTGCACTCTCTTCCGTGGTAATGGTGGGTAAGCGAGATTGCGACGGCTCCTGTGCTGGTCTGGGTTTGTCCGGGGTTTCGTCGCGACTGTGGTTATCCGGGTATTGGGTAATGGCATATGTGGAAATCGTGCCCGCGGTAGCCTGGAAAGATGAGGTGGGTGGTCGGTAGCCTGGGGATGAGAGGTTGGTCTTTTCGGTAGCCTGACAGGAAGAGGTGGGTGTTTTCGGTATTGTGGATAATGGCGTGTGTTGGTTACTTGTTGGTGTGATTAATTTGTTTTCTTATGCCCGAAAACAAGTTGTTTAAATAGTGCGTATAACGCAATGAGAGCGCTTCTGAGCGTGTCTGTTTTCGGGTGGTGTGATGTATCGACTCTGTGGCATTTAACGCGGCGTAGTGCGTTCTGGTGGGCAGGAATTGGGGTATAAGAACTGTCGTGCGAAAACGTCAACTTCTTAGACTAAATCAGGGTATCGCGTTGACTTTTCTTTGATGTGTTATTTATTTGTTTTCTTATGGGTGTTATTGGCTTAAATGCCTTATCACGTCTGGGCTGAAGGGGTCTTGTGGGGTGGGGAAATTGGCGATCAACGGACTCTTATAGAAATCCTCAAATTGTGACCGCCAATGTCAACGGATTGATTACTCAACCGGGATGGTTTCGCCATACAGCTCTTTGTATTTATCCCTTACCTCATCGACACAGGTGCCGGGCACAGCCAGCAGGTTTTTGTTTGCTTCATAGGCCTTGTCGAAAGCCTTGACGACTTTTGGGTCGAGCTTATTGGCCTTAGCGCTATCCTTCCACGGCAGCTGGGTATCAGGAATGCCGTTACCAGTCAGTCCGAGTTCACAGGTACGCGAAACCTGGGAATAGAGCGAACCTACTCCCGCGGCCATAGAGGATAGAGGTAAAGCCAGCAGCAGTGATGCTATGAGTCGTTTGTTCATGAGGTCTCGTTCCTGAGTGAGTGGAGCATAAAAAAATGGCGGGGTTCTCCCCCGCCATTTCAGTGTTTATTTGAAGTTGAAGTTGTCCGGATGGTTTTCCAGGCTGCCGGACAGTGCAGCGTACAGGACGGTCTTACCGTCAATCGACAACTCGTCAGGAATATTCAGCCACTGTAGCTTTTCGCTTTCGGCTTGCTCATCAACCGTAGAGATCACACCAGCCATTTTCTTCGTTGCAGGGGAGTACAGAACAGCGATGCGTTGCGTGGCGCAGTCATGCGGCTTACATGCAGTCAGCACCATGTACTCTTTGTCGCCGAGCTTGACGCTCCTGGCTGGTGAGGTTGTGCCTCCCTGAGCCACCCATTTTGGCAGATGCTGACCCTCTACCATTTTCTGGTATTCAGCCTCTGTGCTCTTGTCTGTCGCCAGTTGTTTGATGGATAAATCGTCCTGCGCATACGCTGAGGTAGCTAAACCTGAGAGAGAAAGGAACAGTGCAATGAGTGTTTTCTTCATAAAAATATCCTTCTTTTTATCACCGGATTGCTGAAACCAATCCGCACACAATTTTACTTCGCCCCCTCGCGTTCATACAGTTACGAGAAGCCAAAGCCGGACTGCCAATTTCGTTAACCCGTTAAACAAATTGTTATCTTATGGGCTTTATTATCCAGTTAGCGATAAGGCAGACAATATGCGCGCGACGGTTGAAATCTGTGGCCTCTTCGATTGCCCATCTGTTTTACCCGTTGATATAGTGGGGTTTTCATCAATAAAACGTTAAACATATTTAGTTCTTGTTTCATTTGTAATCAGTATGCACCGCATTGTTATACACAGCAAAGACAGTTATTTCGCCCTCGGTCTTTCGTATTTGATCGAGGAAGCCGCAAAGGAAGCAGCGTTACCAAAGAGGGTGTGTATCGCCCCGGAAGTATGCGAGCGTTGTCATGGACTCTTCCTGCTGAGAGAAGGTTATGAGTTGCTGATCTGCGAGAAAGCCATTCAGGCGACAAACGCCCGGTTCCCGATTGTCATGATGACCGATGTCAAAAGGCTGCGCACATGTCCCAAGTTACCCCGGTGCTTTGAAAACATCCTGGTCATCGACAAGAGGGATTCGATAGAGAAGTTTCGCAAGCTGGTCAGAGGCGTGCTTCACAACAAAGAACGGTACAGCAATCACTGCTACAAAAAACGTTGCCGAACCTGCATCTACAGAAACCCACTGACGCCGGTGCCGCGCAAGATCGTCCAGGGCGTCCATGAAGGTCTCGCCTATGACAACATCGCAACGCAACTTGGCCTGACATACAAGACGGTAGCAACACACAAACAGCGCATCATGACCCGCCTGAATCTCAGAAGCAAAAGCGAATACTTTCAGGTGCTGATTGAAATCGCCGAGCGAGAAAAAGAGTCAAAGGAATAAGTCGTCAACCCGGTTCGTCCTGAACCGGGAGATGACAGGGCAGCTACACCAGCTTGAAGTCGTCGACATCGTCGATGAACTCCATGTAACTGGCCTCCACGCGCTCAAGTGACATCAGATACAGCAGCCCCTCACTCAGAGAGGTTGGCCACTCCAGCACAAACTCAAAGCCGTCTTCGTAGGTTTTTCCCAGCCAGTATCCTCCGCCATATTCTTTCAGCCGCTGAAAGAAGACATATTGCCCAGGCTTGAGGCACTGAAGCGTCTCGCCGCGATAAACGATCTGGTAGTTGCTGTCTTTGCCGCCCATCTTTTTCCACCCTGAATACTGTATATATAAACAGTATATGTGCGTTCAGAAAAGGTCAATTTTGATTGGTTGGATAATAACTAGTGGGTGAAAACAATTTGTTTAAGGCTACAAGCGTGGCCTTTTATTTATTTGTTTAGAAGGTTCAAAAATGGACGTTACGCTTTCTCTCTTCCCAGATAGGAGAGTGCGCCTACAGATACAAACTCGTAGCCGAATGTGTCGCCTAAAAAGAACTTAAAGTTCTGGAGCGCGTCGTAACTGGTTGTGCGCCAGGTTAGCTGTGCCACCCCAGAAAAAATGTTGCCATCGATTGTTTGCGCTGAGTAGAAGTACAGGTGACGATTTGTGGCGTCATCTGTCTCTTGTTTTTCAAGATAATGCTCAACGTCATCGATCAGTTTTATTGTTGCAGCTGGAGATAGATGCTCACCGCATTCAGCGTTAGTGCGTGCTTTCTTAAGCAGTTCTTTGATCTCTTCCATACGAACCTCAGTATGAAAAATAGACCGTAGCTACGCCGTTATGGTGGTCGAAAGACACGGCGTTAACGTCGTAGCTTGCTGGAAGGGTGTTGCCTGATTGTATGATGGGTGCGTTTACCGCGGATGTCTGGGTGGCGCTATTCTGCGCCTGCTGGCTCGCGGCGTTCGAGGCGTTTGCCGCAGCGATAGCAGCGGTCATGGCTGCGCTCGTGGAGGCAATGGTGGCATAGCCGTATGAAATAGGGGTTAACGCCAACAAAGTCGCCGCCCACACAGTCTTTCTCATTCGTCTTCTCCCTTTTAGACGTTGCGTTGTCGGTAAGTAAACGATCGCACTCAGAGGTGTGATTCGCAAGTACTTGTTTAGGTTCAGATATATGATTTGAGGTCGTGTTCTCTTCCTTGCGCTGGATTGTGATCACATAGTCACCAAATTCAGGAACGGTGAAGGTCAGCTCCAGTTGGCCTTTGGCACCGTCCGACGATTGCGACGCGTTCTGGCGAACAAGCCGCTCCAGTATCCCAGAGGCATTATCCAAGCCCCCTTCAAAGGAGACCCGATGGTGGTCGACGACGATCTTGCCAACCGCGGCGTGGTTGCCCTCTTGATAAAGCTTGTAAACAGTTACCTAACAAATTGCACGTTTGAATACATACACACTTACGGTAATTCCAGTTTCCTCGAACTCATCGGTGAATGATCTGCCTTTGGCATACACGTAGTTATCCAGTGTCATCCAGTTAAGTGTGGGGGCATCCCCCGGTAACACTGCCACCAGGCGTCCACCAGCTTTTAAGTGCTTAAGCGCTGCAAGCGTGTGCTCCCGGTGTCGCCCAAGAGAGTAGGGCGGGTTCATTACGATTTTATCAAACTGGCAGCCTTTGTTCATTTCTGACCAAGCCATGAAGTCACAGCAGTAGGTGTTTTTGTATCCTTTTCCGCGCAGGATATCGGCGAAAAGCGGAGCGACCTCGATACAGGTTGCGGCTTCCTGAATGTCGCCCATAAAGGCGAGCAGATCGCCACGCCCAGCTTCTGGCTCCAGTAGCGTCTCGCCCGGTTGCAGATCTACCGCTCTCGCCACATATTCCGCGATGACCTCTGGTGTGGGGTAAAACTGGTGTGATTTCGTGTCTGGGATCAGCCCGGTGGCCACAATAGTGTTGAGCGTATGTTCCACGTCATAGGGGAACTGCCACTGCGATTTCTCCTTCACGCCGCCAATAAAACGTAGCGTGCG